TTATTGATCTTCTTCTTTAAAAGCTTCCCAAATCCGTTTTAACCGTTTAAGATCTTCTTCTTTATTGTTTGGCAATTCTTTGTACCATCTTTCTAATGAAGGATTATTACGAAAGGATGCAAACGCTTCTTCTTCAGTTAAATTTGGATTATCAGACCGTCCAAGTAAATAATCAGATGTAACATGCAAGATAGTGGCAAGCTTATTTAACTCGTGGTCTTTCATAGGCCTTTCCCCTGATTCAATCCGATTCATTACACTGGGATTTACCTCTAAACGTTTAGCAAGCTCACGCTGACTCCAACCATTAGCTTCTCTTAATTGAATAATTCTTGTTCCTACATTCAAAGCAAACACCGCTTTCTATTTTAGCAATTAAATCATATCACTTTTCAAATAAATATACAAATAAATATTTCTTAAACAGCAAGAACACAATTTGACATTTCTTTTTCAGCAATGTATGATAGGAACAAATGTTCTATAGTTAAATTTTGGAATGAAGGGAGGGGAGCGATGAGACATTTAAAAGCTGTACTTAGTGAAGAAACATGTGTTAGGTGGATCGTTAGTGAACATCGAAGAGATAAAAGAGCAGGCGTGTTGACTCCTATTGAAAGAAGTAAGTATGCAGAGGAATTGTTTAGCAAAGGGGCCGGTTTTCATGAACAAGGAACAAATAGAGAGAGCAATCAAAGATTATAACTGGATGATTAGGGAAATAAAGCGGCAGCGGCAGATGCTGAAGGAAGATATAGGTACCAAAGTTGTGTCCGCTTCAGGAGTTGCGGCTACGTTGCCAAAGTCAAAAGGAGTAATAAGCGACCCAGTGGCAAAAGAGGTTATCCGACGGGATCAAAAAAGTAACTGGTTAACTAAGCTGGAGAAAAAGGTACTCTTTATCCAAGAGCGATTACCGACAATAGATGAACCAAGAGAAGTAGTTGTTTTAGAATGCATGCTAGATGGCATGACAATTAGTGCGATCAGCAAGCATATGGGCTTATCCAGAAAACATATCTATACGATTAAAGAGACGATTGTACAGAAAATGTTACAGTTTACACAGTCTTCACAGTAGATGACAATGATATTTACGTTTTTGTATAATGTGTTTAGCGAACATATGATCTGTAAATGTTTTTTAAACTTCCCCCATGATATATCGTATGTTTAACGACCTATGAAGGGATACTCCTTGTCCGAAATGACGTTAAACTACAAAAAAGTAGGAGCATGTGTTGAAAAGTCTTTTATTTACTCTATGTGTATGTAAGGCTTTTTTATTTTGCTTCAGGAGGTGTGCTTAAATGGGATAAATCAAAAGTCGTGTTGATTGTTGCGTTAGTCTATAGCATATGGGGTTAAAAATTATAAGGAGGTCATGAAAATGACAGATACACAAATGAAAATGCAAGCAGGTAAAAACAAAATATTATTGTTCCGTTTATTGGAAAACCAAGGGGAAGAAGCAGCGAAATTAGTATTTCAAACTGAGCATACTTTTAGCTATTCTCGTGAATTAGAAAGAATTATTACAAAGGATGGATCGCTCATTAATGTAGGAGGATTGGAACCAGAAGTGGCTATTGAAGCAATTCAGGCAATGGACGACCCAGTAGCTAATATGCTTCGACAGTCGGTTATTCAAGGAAAGAAATTGGAACTATGGGAAGTGACAGTAGATGAAGAGCTGAAAACGGCGGACAATAAATATCCGGCTATTTATGCTCAAGGCTATTTAGATTCATGGGAAGACCCAGCAAATGCTGAAGAAAATGCTGCCATCTCGGCTAATTTCACGGTGGAATTGGAGCCTCAATTTGGTGAAGCAACACTTACAGAAGAGCAACAGGCAGCAGTTCAATACGCATTTCAAGATACAAAATCAGAAATTCCTGAGGAAAATCAACAGTAACTATTAGCATATAAAATAAAAATAATGATGAATGCTAGTTTTAGTATTCACTTTTTTTATTATATACGAAAGTATAAAAATTTTGGCTTTGGGACAACGATATAACGGAATAGTCACGTCCAGCTTAAGCGCTCAGCAACGATGCGACTTAACGAAATTGCCCTACGATAAGTCATCATCGGTTCGAGGTTAAGAGGAAGACCGACTAAAAACGGGCTTGTCGCTCAGGCGTCGGCATACTTCTGTTGCAGGAGCATGATTCCTAAAACTTTAGTTGATTCGATCCAGTCGCTACGTTGCTAAAAGGGCGCTCTGCGCCTTTGTTCATACTAGATAAAGTAGATAGAGTTTAAATGTAAAAAATATAATGTGATTACACGTATCGTGGGCATAGAAGAAGCGGACGGTTTTTTAGTAACCAATGAATCCCTTGAATATAGGAAAATTCATTGGTTACCATTTTTAAATATGGAGGCGGAAACCAAATGGAATTTATTATTAATGAAAAAGTGTATGAATTGAAATTCGGTATTAAATTTATCCGTGAACTGGACAAAGTCTATGAAGTGGATTATCAAGGGATGAAATTTGGGATGGGTGTTAATATGGCATTTATGAACTTACAGCAATGGAACCCAGTTGCGATACATGCTGTTATTAAAGCGGCTGTTTCTTATTTGGACACAACACCAAGCAATAAACAAATAGAAAAGGCCATTGAACAGTATGCGCTAGAAAACGATGGGCTTGGAGATCTCTTTACTGAACTAAAGGATACGTTGGGGAAGTCACCCGTAATGAAGGATACCATCAAACAAATGCAAGTAGCAGCCAAGCAGAAAGAAGGGTAGCTTCAGCGGAAACATATGAGGATATGATTATTAATTGCTTTCGTTATTTAGGATTTACTAGTCTTAAAGACATTGAAGTGCTTACGATAAGGGAGTATGCATTAAGGATACGTGCGTTTCAATTACAGCAGGTGGATAAAGAATACAAGATGTATAAACAAGCTTGGATTAATCACCAAGCTACACTAACAAAAGAGCAGGGTAAAAAGCAAGTCCCAATTTACAAACGATTTAAAGATTTCTTTGATTATGAGAAGCATTTAAAGGAAGTAACAAAGCCAAAGATGATAAATCATAGAATGAAACGTTTAGCGAAAATTGCTAAACATGTTAATTCGGAAAAGGAGGTGCCTTATGGCGGAGGGATCGAGTGAAGCAAGCGGATTTATGCAAAGTTTTCTAGCACAAACAGATGGATTGGGTAAAGCAAGCGAAGCCTTCACCGCGTTACAAACTGAAATAGACCCTGTCGTTGGTAAGTTGGAAGAAATGAAGGAATCATTAGGGTTTATCCCAGGTATGACAGAGGGAATTTCCCAAGTGCAATCAGTGCTTGAACCGTTTATGGGAGTACTAAGCGGAATGCCCTTATTGTTTGAGACGATTAGTTCATTAATGACAAACTTTTTACCAAAGATGTTGGCATTGAAGGAAGCGGTTATGAGTTTATTTGCTATCTTAGCTGCGAACCCGCTTGCTTTAATTATTACTTTAGTGGCGTTACTGGCAGCTGGTTTTGTTTATTTATGGACGAATAGTCAAATGTTTCGAGATATTGTCATGAGTGTGTGGGAGTCGATACGTGCCTTTATGATGCCGGTGATTCAGGAAATTGTTACGTTTGTCATGACCCTATGGGGAACATTAACCACATGGTGGACGCAAAATCAGGCATTAATTTTGCAAACTTTCCAAACAATATGGGGAGCAATTAAATCGGTTATTATGACAGTGATGAACTTCTTAAAGCCTTTTTTACTTGTAGCTTGGACATGGATTTCCACGCAAATTATGCTCGTATGGAACATCATAAAGACAACCATTAAAGTAGCTATGGAATTAGTGATGGGGATTATTCGGACGGTTATGCAATTAATTACTGGGAATTGGTCAGGAGCATGGGAAACTATCAAATCAACATTTACAAATATCTGGAATATTATGAAAGAGTTTGTTACAACCATCGTTAGCACTATTTGGCAAACGATAAAAACGAGGTTCACTCAAGTTAAAGAGACGATTGCTACCTTAATTGGTAATGCCAAAGATGCGGTCGTACAAGGTTTTTTAACGATGGTATCAAATGCTATAGAAAAAGCCCAGGCGATCGTAACTGCTGTCCGCCAAAAGTTTCAGGAAGTGTTTCAAGCGATTCGTACGAAGCTAACCGAAGCAGTTGCGGAAGTCGGAACACAAATAGCTAAAATGCCCGGAAAAGTAATCGAGTTTGCCAAAAATATGGTTTCAGCAGGAAAAGATTTAATTATGGGGCTTATAAGCGGAATTAAGGAAAAGGCAGAAATGGTTGGTGAAGCGGTTCTAAATGCAGCTAAAAGTGCTGTAGATGGCGTGTTAAAGTTTTTAGGCATTAATTCTCCATCTCGATTATTTCGAGATATAGGGGATGACACGATGGCAGGCTTTGCTATGGGGATTAATCAAATGTCCAAAAACGTTATTGCAGCAGCAGGTGCGGTATCGGACAAAGTGCAAGATTCTTTCGATCCGCAGTTTACTTTACCAGCTATATCTGGACAGGTTCATAGTTTAAATCAAGCAGCAAATTTTAGACCTTCCCATCAACTATTACAGGAATGGCATGTGCAAAAACAGCCTGCTACAGTGAATGTAACAATCGGAAAGCAGCAATTTAGTGCGTTTGTAGAAGATATTACACATGCCCAAGCAAGAAAAACAAATTTAACAAGAAACCAGAACTGGTAGGAGGTGTATGATGTATACTTTCATAGATACAGTAGCTAAGAAGACAGGTCTTAATAGCGAGGAAGGACCTTCCCGATTGCAGACTATCTTCAACGGAATGAACTTAGATGATCAGTTATCGGATCAAACAGGAAGCTTTACAACGTTGGTCATTTCCGGAAGAAGTAATGTGGAGCAACAGATTTCCACCGTTGACGTTCCAGGAATGCATGGGATGCTTGAGACAAGCGATCCAACATGGAATGCACGAGAAATTGTGGTGCAGTACCAATTAACTGATCAAACCAAAGCAGGATTTAGAAAGCGATACAATCAATTAAATGCTCTATTGCAGGGATCGAAAAAGAAGCTAGCCTTTACGGATGAAGAGGCTTTTTTTTATGCCACATTATCGGCAAATGATGTACCAGATGAAGCAGCGAATAGCTTGGTAGCAGAGCTTGTATTTTTATGTTCTGATCCATTTAAATATGGAAAAACACATCAAATAATCGCGTTAAGAAAATATACTTGGGAAGAATACAAAAATCAAAAGTGGGGTGATTTCATTGGCAATTAGTACACCAAATTTAAACTTGGTTAAGCCGGAAATAACAGATAAAATTGATGTTTCCATTGCTCATTTTGCGCAAAATGCAGATAAAGTCGATGCAGAAGCAAAGCGGCTGCAAGATAAAGATCAAGCTTTACAAGCAAGCTTAGATAATACAAAGCAAAATGTGGCTGAATTACAAAAAGATGTAACCAATAATCGTGCAGCTTTGGAACAAAATAGTGCGGATATTCGCGTAAACGCCGAAAATATTACGAAAAGTGCATCGGATATTGCAGCACTGAATGAAAGTATCGCATCCATGCAGAGAAATCTCGATCATACAGCAGCAATCGGACAAGAGAATCAATCGAATATCACTGCTATCTTAAGTGAGATAGAAGCAATTAAAGAGAGAGTAACAACGCTAGAAAGTAAACAAGAAATGCCGCCATCAGAGGGTGGGGAATAATGCGCTGGATTGAAATGGCTCAGAAAAATGAAGTATATGTCGAGGGGACAGCCAGTACAGCACCTATGATTACTTCGGTGCTTAAAGAAGAGATACCTTATGTAGAATTTAGTCTCTCCGAGCAAAGATTAAGGCTGCACTATCCATTTAAAGTGAATGATGTGGTACGGATCGATTGTTTGACACAGAAAGTATGGATCAATGAGCAGTTGCAAATGGAAACCATTGACCTGGTTTATGCTGACTTTTTTCACTTAAACCCAGGGCAGAATGAAATAAAAACGATTCCAGCCATGCAATTGGAGGTTATGTATACAGAGAGGTGGTTGTAGAGATGAAAGAAAGAATTTTCATTTTTGATAAGTTCGATAAGCTATTAGCAATCACAAATCAATATGTGGAAGCAGTGTTTGAAGAGACGGTTGAAAAGCCCGTCTCTTTTTCAATTACTTTTCCTATGTCTGATAAAAATGCAGCTTATTTCGTAGGTGGAAATCAGGTTGCGTTTAAAGATTTAAAAGGAAACCTCCGTTTGTTTACGATTCGTGAGGTAGATGATATAGATGGAGAATCTCCAGAAAAAGTAATTCACTGTATGCCGGCTATACAAGAGTTGGCTGATGTTATGGTTGCTAATGGGGAACTTGAAAATGAAGCAGCTGACGCTGCACTAGGCGTTATTTTAAAACATTCTCGTTGGAAAGCAGGTAATGTAGCGGATTTAGGATTAAACTCCATAAGCTTTGCATATCAAAATGCTTATGCCTGTATAGGAACATTAGTCGAGCTTTGGGGCGGTGAAATCGTTGATCGTGTAGAAATAGAAGGGAATAAAATTAGTTGTCGCTATTTGGATATTGTATCACGGAAAGGTGCTGATACTGGGAAACGCTTTGAAATGAATAAGGATATAAAGAATATTACTAGAACGGTACTTTACTATCCGAAAACAGCTTTATATGGACAAGGAAAATCTTTACAATCTGGGGAGGGAAGTTCTGATAAAGTTACCTTTCGTGATATAGAGTGGAAGAAAGAAAACGGCGATCCTACTAATAAGCCAAAAGGGCAAGAATGGGTAGGAGATCCTGAAGCACTTGAAAAACACGGCGTTCCCGATCACGAAACAGGAAAAATCATGCATCGTTTTGGTTTATTTGAGGACAATGATGAAGAAGAACCAGAAAAGCTACTAGCTAAGACATGGGAGGCTGTTCAAGCCGAAAAAACTCCAAAGATCCAATATGAAATGGATATTATCACATTTTACGGCATAGCTGGTTATGAGCATGAACAAGTCATTCTGGGTGATACTGGTGTTGCCAGAGATAAAGAAATGCAACCTATGCTTTTAATTGAAGCAAGAATTATGTCTTGGAAATACGACATTGGAAATCCAAGGGATGGGAGCCTTGTATTAGGAAATATTTTAGACTTAAGTCCAGATAATAGTGACATTGACTGGGTTATCGACAAAGTAAAAGAAGGCAGTGGAAAATGGGATGCTGGAGGAAGACCGATTACGGATGAAAGATTCCCAGATATTGTTCCAAATACACCACAAAATATTTCCGCAACGGGTTTATTCAAAAAGATTATGTTGTCATGGGATTTTGAATCTACTTATGCCATAGCTGCATATGAGGTTTATGCTAGCCAAATAAACGGATTTGTTCCTGATCCAACAAACCTTGTCTTTCGTGGAAAGGTCGGTGCTTACAACTTTGATGCTGACACAGATCAAAAGTGGTATTTCCGAATCTGTGCTGTTAATACACATGGGACAGCAAGTGACTATTCCGAACAGGTTAGTGCAAGTACTGTTCAGCTTGATTTGCCAGATATCGAGGACATTGTTCCCGATTTTATTGAATACGGGATATACAAAGGCAATGAAGCACCTAGTCCTAAAGATTATAAATTTTGGCTGGACACCAGCAAAGAACCTAATTTGTTATATCACTGGGATGAAACAAGCGAAGCATGGAAGGCGCTTGCCCCAACAAATGCTGATGAACTTGGTGCAGTTGACGTAGTGGACTACCAGGAACAAGTAGGGGAGATTGTTTCTGATTTAGCGGATAAAGCGGACTTTGAATGGGTAGGCGGTAAGTTGGTTTCTAAAGCAAATAAAGATGACGTTTATACGATTGAACAGCTAGATAATAAGTTTGATAATGTCGTTTCTAAAACGATGTACGAGACTGACAAAGGCGGCATTGTTACAGATTTAGAAGATCATGAATCTCGTATTAGCCAAACGGAAACAGACATTAAAAGTAAAGTGTCCAATACGCAATATAAACAGGATCAACAAAGCCTAGAGACGTCCATTAAGGAAAACAAGTCTTCCATCGAACAAAACGCTAAGGAAATTGCTTCTAAGGTCTCGGCTGAACAATATAAAACAGATAAAGAAGGAATCATTAGAGATCTAGAAAGCCACGGATCTCTTATTAGGCAAAATGCAAAGAGTATTAGCAGTAAGGTTGATGCGACGTATGTTAAAGGTGAGCTGGGTAAGATTGAGGTTGGCGGGAGGAATTTATATCCAGGTACTTCGAAAGAATTTAAAGAAGTTGAATGGAGTTCGTGGAACCACTATCCCAAACTTAACGAATTTACGCCCGCAGATGCAGAATCTACTTATACTGCTAACATTTATTACAAGAATTTAAGTGGTGGTGCTAACGTTGGATTGCGATTGTTTTGGTACGATGAAAACAAAAAAATGATATCAGAATCAAGTGATAGCGAAAAGTATGTAGAACCATCAAAAGAAGGGTATGTATCTATTACCCGTAAATCTCCAGACCGCACAGCGTATATTAGGACAGTTTTTAGAAGAAGAAAGCCGGGCGGAACTACCAAAGTAGCATATAAAGAACTTAAACTCGAAAAAGGTATTAAAGCTACAGACTGGACACCAGCGCCAGAAGATGTTGAAGCTAAGATCAATAATATTCAGGTTGGCGGTAGAAATCTAGTGAAAAAAAGCGATGTTATTGGGTGGTCGGATGGTTATACATTTGATAACCATGTTTATAGAATTATTAATAAAAAAAGTGCGGGGCTGCGTATAAACCATGATATTTTAGAGCCTAAGACAGAATACGTGATGTCTTTCCGTATAAAGAAGATTGACGGAAGTATCAAGACTTTGGGCGGGCATATGCATGATATGGAGTTCATGAAGGTTTATATGGATGGTGAGTACGTATCAGATAATTGGTCTGGCGGAGCTATGGTGCAGTATTCAGATGATGATAATGAACATAAAGTTATTGTTCATTTTAAAACAACTGGTACTATTACGGATGATTTTTATATACAACCTAATAGAGCAAGTGGATATGCCTATAATTATAGTTCTGAGGTATGGGATTTAAAGGTTGAAAAAGGCAATAAACCAACTGATTGGACACATGCGCCCGAGGATACTCAAGCCGAAATCAAAGCCGTGGAACAATATGCTTCAGAAATTGAACAATCAGCTAAAGGGATAAAGCAAGATGTTACGGCGCTGGAAGCTGATTATTCAACGTTCAAAAAAGGAGCGAATTCAACATTTGAACAGCAAGCGGATCAAATTGCTTCAAGAGTAACGGAAAAGACTTATAACGCCGACATGGACAATATGACTACGCGTGTTAGTAAAGCTGAGTCAAGCATTAAGCAAAATGCCGATAATATCGAATTAAGAGTAAGCAAGAATGGCGTTGTATCAAGTATTAACCAATCTCCGGAGCAAATTAAAATTAGCGCTGAGCGAGTTTCTATTGACGGTGATTTAGTAGTTAGAAACGGGAAAGTTTATATTAAAGACGGAGTCATTACTGATAATTTAATTTCAGGAAATGCAAAAATTGACGGAGCTAAAATAGCTGACGCTTCCATTACGAATGCGAAGATAGGTAACATAAGCGCGGATAAAATACGGGCTGGGATTTTGGATGCATCTAAGGTATTGATTAGGGTTGTAAATGGTACACAGGCCATACAACTTGATGATAAAGGATTCGAATCAATTGATAATAAGGGAAATGTGCGTATCCATATCGGTGTTCGCGATATTGCTGGCAAAGGTCAGTCTGATCCTAGTACCATTCGTTTTTTTGGTGGTAGGGGAAACAAGTCAGCAGGAGTTGGAATGAACGTGAATGATACGTTTGTTATAGGAAGTGGAACAGACGGTGTAGGTATGGAGTTACGGACACACTATAAAATGAACACGATTTATTACGCACGTGAGCACAGATTTGTAATGAAAAATGAAAGAAGTAATGGTTTTCAAAGGCATTATTTTAAAATGCGCGGTCGAACCACTATAAATGGAGATGAAAATCCTTGTTTTGAACCTGATACTAATGCTTGGGGTTATGTAGGAACGACACATTATCATTTGTGGAAAATTAATGCAGTTCATATCAATGAAACCTCAATACGAAGTCAAAAAAGGAATATTGAAGACTTGCCTGTTAGTGAGTCGTACCGTGTCTTGAATGCATTAAGAATGCGCCAATATAATTATGTTAGAAAAGATCAAAACAATAAAGTCTGTCATATGGATAATTTCAAAAGTTTCGGAGTCATTTCTGATGAAGCGCCTGATGAAGTTTTAGGTGAAGAAAGAACAGCAGTAAGACTCTATGCAATGATATCTCACAATCTCAATGTTACAAAGGATCTAATTAAGCGAATTGAGGAGCTAGAAAAAATCATAAAGGGAGAATCTTAAGATGGAACAGGGAGTTAATTGGCAGTATGTAGTGAATGGATTGTCAAATCAAGTGGCGCAGTTGTCACAAGAAAAAGCATATCTTGAAGCTATTGTGGCTACACAGCAGGAAGAAATATTAAAGCTAAAAGAAGAGTCAGAATAATTTATGGTTAACTAAGCTCTATAAAATATGAGAATATTAAATTGCTATAAATGGAGGTAGTATCTAGGTTATGGGTGTGATGAAATTAATGACTTGTTTATAAATAAACCATTAGAAAATTCATATTCCTTATCTTTTCTAACAGAATAGATAGCTTTTCATTAAGCATTATATAATAACTCGACAGTAGCAGATAAGGAATGTGACAGAAATCAAAAAACCTAGCTAGCTCTTTAAAACGGGTTATTAATTTAGAAGGATAACATCTAATAATACATTTTGGGAGGTAAAGGTACTAGTGGGTTTAAATACTGCATAAATGCTTCGCAAGGAGGTCAGTATGTCCGACGAAACTCAATGGTATACAAACAAAGAGTTGTTTGAGCAAATAGCAGCAATTCAAGGTGAATTTAAGGATTTGCGGCATGAAATGAAAGAAACACGAAATATGATCAAGAAGTATAATGGTTTGCGGGAAGAACTGGGGATTGTTAAAGAAAAGGTAGAGCGAATGGAAGCGAGAACAGAAGGGAAAAAGACGTTACTGGAAGCTGTCCGCCTATGGGGTGGGTGGCTTTTTGCTTTTGTTACACTGCTCATTCTGATTACCCAATATGTTTAAAGGAAGAGGGGCGGATGTATGGATAAAGGAACGGTAGTTAGAACAGTAGCTTTAGCGATAGCGTGGATCAATGTCGTATTAGCAAATTATGATTTACAGCCGATTCCAGTGTTACAAGAAGAAGTTATAGCATATGGAATCACGTTTATAGTTTCTATTTGGACGTGGTTTAAAAACAATTATATTACCTTTAAGGGAAGGCGACAAAAGGAAGTGCTGGAAAGAACAAATCTTACAAAATAGACGGACGGCTAGTCCAATCGGGCAAGCTGTTTTTTTAATATTTTATAAAAAGGAGGAATTTACAATGGCAAAAATAGCTATTGGCGCTGGTCATGGAATGCATACATCGGGAAAAAGAAGCCCAGAAGGAGAAAGGGAATGGTCATTTAATAATAAAGTAGTTTCTGCTGCCATAAATTATCTAAATGGCTATGCAAATGCAACTGTTATTCGAATGGATGATCCAACTGGGGAGACAGATGTATCGTTAACAACTAGAACGAATGCAGCAAATAATGCAAATGCCGATATTTTGATATCTTATCATCATAATGCAAATACAGGGCAGTGGGGGGCTTGGACGGGTACAGAGACGTATTATTATCCGGGCTCATCTACTGGCTTAGCTTTAGCAAGAGCTATTCACCCGAGTATTGTTGGAGCTATGGGTTTACGAGATAGAGGAATTAAATCAGCGAACTTTCATATGGTGCGTGAGTCCAGAATGCCTGCAATTTTAATTGAAGGAGGCTTTATGGATTCTACTATTGATATAGTGAAAATGCGTAATAATTCAATTATGGATCAGACTGGGAAAGCATTGGCACATGCAATAGCCAATTATTTGGGCTTGCCATCTGGAGGTGGCGGAAACACGTATACAGTTAAGGCTGGAGACACGTTATGGGGGATTGCTCAAGCACATAACATGACCGTTAGTGAATTGAAGCGGTTAAATAATCTTTCAGATGACACGATTTATCCAGGGCAGGTACTGATCGTCAGTGGGACTTCTACAAATTTTTCCAAGAAAAGCACAGGCTATGTAGAAGTACTTGCTTCAAGTCTTTGGGTATATGATGCTCCTGATTGGGATGCGAAATATGAAGTTGTGAACCAAGGCGAAGTATTTACAGTGAAAAAAGAATTAGAAGTAAAAGGATCTAAAATGTACCAATTAAAATCCGGCTTATATATTACAGGAAATTCAAGTTATGTAAGATATTTTACAAAATAAACCGGTAATCGAGATGAAATGCATTAAAATACAAAGAAGCGGGGCCAACAAGCCCCCTTCTTCAGTATTTTCAATAATAATTAGCCGCCGATGATATGATATCCCGAGTCAACATGGAGAACTTCACCCGTTACACCGCGTGATAGCTCACTCATAAAGAATAATGTTGCATCTCCAACTTGGTCTTGGTCTACATTTCTGCGCAGTGGTGCTTTTTCCTCTATAACTCCTAACTTTTCATTAAACCCGGAAACACCTTTAGCGGATAATGTGCGAATGGGACCTGCAGAAACGGCATTGACACGTATGCCATATTTACCCATATCTTCTGCTAAGTAACGGACACTTGCTTCTAGGGAAGCCTTCGCAACACCCATGATATTGTAATTTTGGATAACTCGCTCTGAACCGAGGTAGGTTTGTGTGACAATACTGCCTCCTTCAGTCATCAGTTCTTTTGCTGCTTTTGTAACAGCAACTAGAGAAAATGCGCTAATCTCATGGGCTAAGAGAAAGCCTTCTCTGGATGTATTCGCATATTCTCCTTTAAGTTCTTCTCGGTTAGCAAATGCCACAGAGTGGACAACTCCATGAATGGCACCGATCTTCTCTTTTATGCTATTGAATGCGTTTGTAATGCTTTCATCACTGGATACATCGCAGGGGACAATTAATTTTGCTTCAATATCGTGCTTGGCGAGCAATTTTGTTAGCTTGCCGTAGGATCTTTCCTGCCGATATGTGAAAATTAAGTTTGCACCCGCTTTATGTAATGAAGTTGTTACTCCCCAAGCGATACTACGTTCACTCGCAACGCCCATAATGACAATATTTTTTCCTTCTACTAAGTTACTCAT